GTTCCCTGCCCCATAGCTTGGTGTAATAAGCTATACAAACAAAATATTGTTATGGATATTATTGAGATTATTACATCATTCGTTGAAGATCAGGCTTGGTTTAACTGGGCTTGTGCTGTTATTGCTGCTGCTAGTGCATTTGCTGCTGCAACCCCAACTCCAAAAGAGGGAACTTGGCTCTCAAAAGCTTATAAAATCGTAGATTTTCTCAGCGTTAATTTCGGTAAAGCGAAAGACAAGGGAGATAAAAAGTAAGATTAAGACATCTTAATCTAAATAATCAAGCCATGAGGGTAATTTTCTTATCTGCTATTACATCTTTTTTTTGTTACTCTGCTATCACGCATAAAGTAGAAGCGAAGCAGAAAGAAAAAGAGAAAGAAAAGGCAAAAAAAGAACAAAAAGAAAAATAAACTCAATTTAAATTATTTAAAAGCCGTCCTTCGGGACGGTTTTTTTTATTATTAGCTATTGAATTTTTATACGTTTTGGCTAAAATTAGTCAATGAAGTTAGAACCTGTATTTTCAAAAGTACAAAAACACGCTAAGGGATGGGGGGAAGAAATTTGGATCACTAATAATGATTTGTATTGTGGTAAGATTTTGAAGTTCAATGAGGGTGCGGAGTTTTCTATGCATTACCATGTCAAGAAAGAGGAGACTTGGGCTGTTATGCAAGGGAAATTGATTTTAAAGTATTATGATTTGGGTAATGCGGAAGAAAAACAGGTTGAGTTGAACGAAGGAGACACTGTTCATTTGCGACCATGTATTCCTCACAAGCTTATAGCTCTCAAGGATTCTAAAGTTTTTGAAGTTAGCACTCAACATTTTGAGTATGATTCTTATAGAATCCAAAAAGGAGACTCACAAAAATGAAAATATTAATTATCGGAGAATCTTGTTTAGATATTTTTATTTATGGTTCTGCTGACCGATTATGCCCAGAAGCTCCAGTCCCTGTTTTTAAACAAGAGGATGCAGTTACTTTTATGGGTATGGCCTCAAACGTCCATAGAAATGTCATTGCTTGCCTTAATGATTTAGGTAAAGAAGCAGAAGTAGATATTAAAAGCAATAAAAGCACTGGAGCAAAGGCTAGATATATTGACTCTAGCTCCAATCAAATGTTTTTGCGGGTTGATTCAGACGATTACAAAGAGATTAATAAAATAAAATTAAAAGAAGCAAATGTGTGGTCTTATGACGCTGTAATCGTTTCTGATTACAACAAGGGATACCTTACAGATAGAGATTTGAAATATATTGCAGATAATTCTCAAATGTCTTTCTTAGACACTAAGAAAAAATATAATTCCGATTGGGCTAATTCATTTGACCTAATCAAAATCAACAGAAAGGAATACAAAGAGAATGGATTTAAAGGGATGGGTATGGATAACCTTATTGTTACTTTGGGGGGTGAGGGATGTAGGTTCAGAGGAAAGAAACACCCTTTGAAATCTGTGTCTCAAGTAAGAGATGTGAGTGGTGCTGGAGACACTTTCCTTGCTGCTTTCGCGACTAATTATTTATTTAATCAAGATATAGATTTAGCTATTGATTATGCTCAGATTTGCTGTAGCATCGTCGTCAGTAAAGCTGGAACAGCAACGATATGAATCACCCTAAAATAGTTGATACATCTACGATCATGCACCGTTTTTCAATGGGAACGGAAAAGATGGCTTTTACGAACGGTTGCTTCGACTTATTTCATGCAGGTCACGCGCACCTTCTCCAATCAATAAAAGAAGATTTACCTGACGATTACAAACTAGTTGTTGGTGTGAATGGAGATGAAAGTGTTAAGAAAAATAAGGGTTCAGAAAGGCCCATTATTAGCCAAGAGCAGAGAGCTTTCCTTGTGGCTTGCAATGAGTGTGTTGACTACGTTTTCGTATTTAATGAAGCAACAGTCTCTGGTTACCTGAGACACTTAAAGCCTTCTCGTTGGTATAAAGGGGGAGATTATAGTATCACTACATTACACCCCGCTGAGAGAGCAGAGTGTGGGCAAACAGAGGTATATTTCATTCCATTCTCTGAAAATATAAGTGCTACCCAGATTATAACAAAAATTAAAAAATTATGAAAACTTTTATCGTAGATATTGATGGGACTATTTGTACCGACAGTCGGGGTAGCTATGAGTTAGCTCGTCCTATGAAAGCTCGTATTGAGTATTTTAATGGATTATTTAATAGCGGGAATAAAATAATCTACTGGACAGCTAGAGGGGCTAACTCAGGTAAAGATTGGTCAGAGTTTACAAAGAAGCAACTTGAAGAGTGGGGAGTCAAATATACTGAGTTAAGAACAGATAAACCAGCATATGACTTTTGGATTGATGACAAGGCTTACAATGGGAATAGGTTCTTTGATGAACTTTATCTTTAATCTCCTCCACCTGATCCCTCCTCCGCAGAACCACTTGGAACGAAAAAGTAAATATTGCTTCCCTCTGTCGTTATTCTTACTTGATTACCTTCTTCTGGGTCTTCACATAACGCTCTATATTCAATAAGGCCATTAGCATCTAGAGAACTAAGCGGTTTCATAACTCCATGACCTACTCCCTCATCACTTCCATCCTGAAATTCATCAAAATGTTGCACATGGCCCCTAAGATGTAGGTGAATATTTTCTCTTAGGTAGATTTCTTGAGGAGTCCCGCCTTCTACTTCGCACACATCTAGATAATATTCGGCTGGACTAACAAGTGTGACTTCTTCTCCTTCTATCTGACTGTCAGCTGCAAAATTAGTAAATGTTGAGCCTCCATCCGATTGTTTTAAAATTTCTGCATTAAAAATCGCTCCATTATGATGGTCAAATTCAATTTTTAATTGGAAAGTTTCTTTATCTTCTTCGATGTCGTGGCTTAGTCCTCCGACTTCAACCCTTTTGCCACCATTAGCGTAATCAAAAATGAAACCTTTATTAAATTTTAATTGAAATTGTTTCTTTGCGTTATCACTGAATCCAGTCTGGATTGCTTGAGGCATAAAAGGGTTTGTATACAGTGTAAATGACGAACTGTCTGCTGGAGACGAGTTCATATGAAATGTATTGCTGGACTCGCTCATATATTAAGAATGTTTATGACCTCTCCATTTTCACTCAAATGATAAAGATGGTCGAAGTGACTAAAATTATTATAGTTAATACATTTAATTTCTTTTTCTGGAGATTCTGGATTCCTACCTAAAAAATATTTTTTACCTCCAGCCTTCAGGCTACCATCAGGCCAGAGGAATTGTTTCTCTGCGAAAAAGCAATCTTTTAGCTGGGTGTTATGCCATGTTTCGATGTAAGCAAATTCGTTATCGAAATCGTGTCTTTTGGTTTCGATTTCTAATTTCTTTTTAACAATCGTTTTCACTAAAAGATTTTATAGAAAAATATATAAAAATCAATTATTCTTTTTCTTCTTTCTCTTCTCCTTTATGTTTGCCCTCTTTTTTCATCTTTTCGATGATTTTCTTTTGGAGAGCAGGTGGAAGTTTTTTTTGCTTTTCGGTCAGTTCTCCCTTGCTATCGTCCATCATCATGGCTCGCATTTTACCATATTGCACAGCACAAGCACTGTAAGTCTCCTTGTCTCCCATTCCAGCGGTATCTGTGAATGTCTTATCTTCCATAGCGCACATGCTCATATATGATTTATAAACAGCAGCTTCTGCTTCAGAATATTTCTTGGCGATAGTGACTTCCATTTCTCCAGCATCATTGACGCTAGCCTGACTTTGTAAGGGATTTTCGAAATTATCCATAGTATAATTGGGTTACATTATTATAATACACCAGAAACATTAAATAAATGGAAAAAGTAGCTTTCTTAAATTTGACCATAAATTCTTTCACCCAAAACAATGTTTGGAAAAAATTTATCGACGGTGGTAGTAATGATATATATAATTTATATTTGCACTCCAAGTTTAAAGCTCCAAGCTTGTTTTCTGATTATCAGATAGAAAATATTGTGCCAACAGCTTGGGGTCATTTCTCATTAGTTGAAGCTACTATAGAATTAATGAAAGCAGCTTTGGAAGATGAGGGGAACGAGTACTTTGCTTTAATTAGTGATTCTCATTTCCCCTTGTATGATTTGGATTCTACAGTAAATTTAATAAAAGAAAGGTATAAAAAAATGACCTTCACAAAACATTTCAGCTTTCATACGAAAGTTAAAAGTCAAAAAATATTCAGAGAAGGAGTTAGGGGTTATAATTTTGGAGAATATAATGCAGTTTGTCAGTTTTTCGTTTGTCGCAGAAAAGATGCGATTAGGTTTGTTGAGACTTTTGATGATTGGGCTAAGTATTTCGTAAAGAATAAGGTTATTTTTGCCGATGAATTTTATTTTTGGGGAATTGCAAAACAGTTGGGTATGGATTTTGAGATGGGACAAGCTACAACCTATTCTGATTGGAGTATAAGGAAAGATTCGAAGGGTAATGTTGGCAGGAATCCAAGGGCTTTTAGTAAAATTAGCAAAGGTATGGTTGACACTTATCGTAAAGATGGGTATCTCTTTGTCAGGAAGATCGTGCCTTCCACTTTTGTGATGGTAGATCCTTTAAATTATTAATTGAAAAAAATGGATAATACAGTAGAATTATTAGGATACTATGGTAGTGACGAAGTAATTGCTTGTAGTGCTTGGACATCAACTTCAAGAGACTTAGATGAAAAGAAAAGACAGAGAATTCCGAAGCTCATCGACATGCTTTGGAGCAATGGACACGAGACCCCTTTTGAAAAAGGTAGCGTCCATTTTCTTGTTGATTGCGATATTGCCAGTCATATTCATTTACTTAAGCATAGATTATCTTCTCTCAATGCAGAATCGGCACGATACAAGGAACTAAAAGAGGATAAAACTTTCATCCCTGATGATTGGCCAGAGTTCTGGCAGCAACAATTAAAGCAATATACTGCGGATGGTAATAGACTTTACCATAAATGCCTTGCTGATCTTGAACCAGAGTTGGGTCGCAAACGAGCAAAAGAATCCGCACGTTTCTTTAAAACTTACAATAGTCGTATTCAAGCAGATGTCCAGTTCAACATGAGATCGTTCGCAAACTTCCTTAAATTGAGGAATAGTGAACACGCTCAAAAGGAAATCAGAGAAATTTCTCAGAAAATGCTTGATCTAGTAAAGAATATTGAAGATAATCCATTTAGATACACTCTAAATAGTTGGGGATATTAAATTATGCAAATTAAAAAAATTGAACTGCGCTCTCTTCAGCAAGTTCGCACTTATGAGTTAGAAGACGGGGATATCATTGATAACTTTGGTTCTATCGAAAGATTCAAAAAGATCCTTGATGATTCCGAACAGCCTACAGAGGAGGAAGATGAAATGTTATCTAGCATTCTGAGTCAATGTCCAGTAGAGGAAGATAATATTTTAGGTGGGATTGAAGAGTCATTTTTTGAATACGAATAAATTGCGGATTATGGAATACGCTTATATAAATACAGTTGTCAACAACCAGAAGAAAAATAATGCTTCTCTCGTTTACTTCCAGATTAGTTCTGATGACGGAAGGCATTTTTTATTCACAGAGAATGAATTGAAAAGGGCTGAAGCTCGTGCAAAAAAGAATCCAGAAGATATTAAGGTGCGAGAAATAACATTTACTAAAGATTAGTTTGATGTCTAAAACTCCTGATAATTTCATTAGACCACCATTTCAAGATCCTGTCTGTGAAAATAAATCTTTTATTCGTTTAGAGCATTCGTCATTGCGTTATTATTTAGATGATGCTTGCTTAAAGCTGCATCGAACTGATGGTCCAGCGGTTATTCATAATAATGGTTGTATAGAATATTGGAATTTTGGGCAGCTACATAATATTTCTGGCCCAGCAATCAGAACCCCCATTGGCACAAAGGTTTATTATTTATTCGGACGCAGACTCGACCATGAAAAATGGTTATATTGGAAGGAGAGATATTCGCTTGACAATTCCGACACAAATAGTGTAATAAAAGTTCATGAAAATAACTGGCAAGCAGGAAGTTCAAATTGAAATCTCTGAAGGTCAAAGGCATTTGATTGCTCTTGATTATATTTCAGAGGTATTTGATTGGGACTCAGACTACTTTATTGAAGGAGGTTGGGTGATTAAGCGTGACATAGCTCACACTTCACACTCATTTGAGATTAAGAATAAAGTCAGAGAGGCCACTAAGCAGGATCAGTGCTTGTATGACATCTTTAAAACTTTGAAAAGGCAGGTTTTCTAGTCGTTCTTTTGGCCTTTAGCTCTTTCGATTTGATCAGAGGTAGGCGCACCTTTGTCACCTTTCTTCCTCATCTTTTCACCAGAGCCTCTTTTGATTCGCTCTTTCTTTTTCCTGATGTTTTCCCACAGGCTACTGTCAGACTTTTCTTTTTCTTTTAGGATCTCGTCATGACGCTTCATAAACGCCTTGTGATCTGGGCCAGCCATATACAAAGTCTCTCCGTCTTCTGTTGTATGAGTGTGAATACCTTTTAATCCCATCTTTTCAGCATCCTTCATTGCTTCTTCTTTTGTCTTGAAGTAATGTTTTTTTACATCAGGAGATGCCTTTGAGAAAAATAAAATGCTATCTTTCCCATTTAATGGATCGCTAATCACTATGGACGCTTTACTTTCAGCCTTCTCAAATTGAGAGTAACAAACAGCAGATCTCTGCTTATCATCTTGAAATTCTTTTTTGTCTGTAAGATCTACAATACAGCGACTAACAAATTCAGATTTTTTTTCTCCGTTGTTTGGCGTTGGCAATGGCATATTTTAGTATACACGAAAAAGTCCCAAGTTTAAACAGAATTTTGCCAAATAAGGAAGTGACAAATCGGCTTACGAAAAATAATATTCGATGGCATCATTTGAAATCGGAAATGTATAAGAAAATTCTAATGATGCATTATCGTCTAAAGAATGAGAATGGTTTACAGAATTTAAAAAACAATTGTGAACTTTTATATTTAAATTTGGATTTGTAGAAGCAGAACCCAAAGCAGTTTCTGACATTACAAAAGTAAAGTTTCCTTTTTTAGCAATTAAGCTTGATAAATCTAAAGTCTCTTCAACTTTATTTTTAAGAATAGATATATTTAAAGATCCTTGTGCTGGTAGTACAGGGTATCTTCTTTTCGCTCCTCGTTCTCCGACTCTGATTGTGGGTCTTCTCTCTATGCCTACAGAAATAGATGCAGATTGGATTGGGTAGTCTGTAGAGTTTATGCCCTCAGTTAAGGTTGTGGTTAGAGTTATATTTTGTGGTCTAAAAATATTTATCTTAGAAGAATCTATATCTGCATCTTCATATGACTCTGACGAATCTACAGACAAGGAATCACACTGATATCCATAGTTGCCTATAGCGAATTCTCCGACGTTAAAATCCAATGAAAAGTTTGTGAGGTTTGCTTTATTGAAAGTGGTTTCAGAAGTAGCATCTTTTAGTTTTATACTAGACTCATCTGAACTCAAAAACTTCAAGTAGTTCCCATCCTTGTCTAAAACATGATCATTTACAATAAATTCTATAGATGTATCAATGGGCTGGTCTGCTGTTAAAATATAATCCTCTTGTTTGTAAGACCCTAGTTTCCTTAGCTCTTGAACATTTTTTGGGTTCTCATAGTTGAAAGACTGAACGCCCCTAATTAAAGTGCTATCAATATAGACTTGGCTCTCATGAGAATGAACTCTTGTTACAGAAGGCATATCTTATATTACACAAAAAACCCACTCCCAGAGGAAGCAGGTTTTTAAAGTAAATGAATTTTTAATCGTTTTTACTTGATCTTGCGCCCATAATGATTCACAAAACTTTGCAGACCGTCTAAATCTTTGTATTCAATCTCATACCTAGCCTGATCATAGGTAAAATTATTAGTTTTTGTTCCAGCTTTCTTTAGTTTAGCTATTTGGAAAAACCTTTCTTTAGAGATCACTCCGCAAATCCAAACTTTGCTGAAGTCATTTTTGACTCTATTGAAAATATAATAATCAGCTGGCCTCTTCTTCTGCTCCTCATATAAAGTGGCACTATAATAACCTAAAGGTTTTGAGTTGCAACCTTGGGACTTAGCATCCAGAGACATTGAATTAAAATGAAAATCAACATTTAAATCGTCGCTGTATTTAATGTTAGGGAATTGATGGTTGATACATACTTCAGCTAAATAGCCTGTAGTTTTTTGCCGATCACTGTTAAGCCTATGAGTTCCTCTGTCTCCAAATCTTTCAGCAGCTTCTGAGGTTCTCCTCTTAGCTTCTTCCCATATTTCTGGGGTAACTTTTACTTCAATCATCTGTTTTTTTAAGTTCAGATCTTTGTTCCATAAGCATTGCTTTAGCTAATATCGCGTAATTTACGATATCATCGCAAGCATCTTCGACACTCTCATTTGAGACCTTCAACTCCTTGTCATTTGTGAAAGACCTAATCCTCTGGATCTTATCAATAACTCTAAGCAGTAAGCCTTGCACTGGATCAATCCCAAGGACAGATGCAGCGTTAAAATTAGCGAAAGGATCAGTGGCTTTTTCTCCACCAGTATAATCGCTATTTTTTTGTCTCATGATTCTCCTGCAAGTTTCGCAGGTTTCTTCATGCAGTTCTAGTAGTTCTTCAGTTGTCATAAGATTTTTTTTCTTCCATTTTTTGGATGTGCTTCTCCCAGATATCTCCAGTTTCGTATTCTTTTATTTTTACTTTCGCCCTCTCGACTCTTTGTAAAGCTAAGTTGGCTCTTGCTGACCAATATATTTGGAATGGAAATTTAAACCAGCAGATTAATCCAACTACAACCCCAAGGGGTATTCCGACTACAATTGATCCAATTATTATTAAACAGTTTTCAAATTTTTCTCTCATAAATTAAAGTATTCTTTTATTAAAATTAGTAGTATAGAAACCCAAAGTCCAATAGCATATCCAGTAGATAAAGCGAAAATTGTGTTTCCGAATATTATTTTTTTTATTTTACGGTATACCACTTTGGCTTTTCGCTGTATTTCCATTTTGCCATATAGGATTTATCGTGATTGTAATACTCACGATACTTTTCGACAACAGAAAGAGTTTCGAAGTTTGGTAGTTGTCTGCATCTCTGGTCTTGAGCAATCGCTACAGCAAATTCTGTTTGCTCTTGTTTATCGAAGTTCAAGTGATGTTTGTTCTCCAGAATCCAAATAAAAGTATCTGTGCTTTTGTGACGCTTGCCGTATCTTCTAGTATATTCGTTAAGTAAAGCTGCTGTATGCTGAACAAGCCACTCAAAGTTACCACGAGACTCTCTGGCCCAGATTGCAGAGGGGTGATTGTAATGAGTCTTTTTGTATGGGGCTTCAAGATCCTGCATCCAGAATGTAGTGCAGAGAAGCTGATTGCATTCAAGAATCATCTTGACACAATGTTTGTCGCAATGCTGGCGAGCAGCAATTTCGGGATCTTTATCTAAACAGAATATATTCATGTCTGGGCTAATTTAAACGCTTAAAAATTGAAGTCAAGCATCTTTTCCTTCATTTGTGTGCAGGGCTACTTCAATCTCATGTCTAGCAAATCGTAATCCAATCACTAGAAAGTCCCAAAGATCGCGATCATATCTCTCGCTTAATCCTAATTTTTTCTTAGTTTCTTGGTAAAGAACGTTCTGTGCTTCTTTTAATTCAAGCATTCTCTCCTTAGCTTGGTCTAACGTTTTTAATTTTTCTTCTGAGGTCATTAATAATATTCTCAATGTTTTGCGACCTTAGTCAAGATCAAAGTGTAATTATTTAAGATGAAGAGACTTTCTTTCGTTGAGGTTTTAAATGTTAAAATAAAAATCATTTACGAGGAAATGGAAGATTGGGGTGAATGTTTATTCGATGAAAAGACAATTAAATTGAATAAAAAATGCTTAAAAGACCCAGAGCAGCATTGGTGGACGTTGGTTCATGAAGTGACTCATGTGATATTTGAGATGACAGGTATAGCCTTTATGGAGAATAATGATGAGGAAGCGTATGTTCGATGTGTAGAAAATTTAGTCATTCCTTGGGTACTGAAACACAACGAGTTAAGAAAAAAGTGATTTTTTAATCAAAAAGGTGTTGACCCGCTTGAGAATTCTGATATTCTCTGGGCATGGAAATCAACAAGATATTCAAAGAAGCAATTGGGCAAGAGTCAGTCAAGCGCACTTTGAGTGTGTTCATTGACTCTTACAAGGCGACAAACCGTTTGCCGTTTATTAACCTCACTACCCAGAAGGGTGGAGGTAAAACCTTCTTTGCTCGTAAGTTCCGCGAGGCTCTTGAGCGTCCAGATGGCACTCGTCCTCCAATGCTTGAGATTAACGGCAAGACAATCAGAAACGCTCGTGCGTTTTTTGAGCAGGTTTACCCATTGTGGGTTGAGCATAGTGCTTTTCTTTTCATTGATGAGGGACACAACATCCCCAAGGACTTGCAGGAAATTTTCTTGACAGCACTGAACGTGGACAAAAATCCAGTTAGGACTGTTACTACAGAAGAGGGGACTTTCACATTTGATTTTTCGAAGCTTTCGCTTTGCATGGCGACAACAAATCAAGAAAAGCTTTGTGAGCCACTGAGAGATCGACTTAGAGATATTTCTTTTGAAGATTACTCTGGGGAAGAGCTTTACAAAATTTTCGAATCTAATCTAGAAAAAAAGGTGCAGATTGATCCTGCAACGAAGCAGGAGATCGTTTCTGTATTGAGAGGAAACCCAAGGGATGCTGTAGTCAAAGCTCAGGACGCTCAGACCTATGCCTCCGCTACCAAGCTGAAAGTCTTCACAAAGACTGTCTGGTCTGAGTTCTGCGTAGCTATGGGAGTCAATCCGATGGGCCTCTCTAACTCTGAGCTTCAGATTGTGAAGACCCTAAAAGAAAGGGGAGCGATGACGCTCAATGGCCTCTCCTCTGTCACTGGCTATCAGAAGCAAGCTATCCAGAGAGACTATGAGCAGATCCTAGTGAGGAAGAACTTGCTAGAGATAGATGTCAAGAGAAAACTTACCAGACAGGGTATGGCATTTGCTCAAACAATTTAATGAAAAAAAACTTGACCCTAAGATAAAACCTACTATTATATGACCATGAACGACGAACTGGACATTGACTTTACTAAGATCGACATTGCAGTCAACGGCGAGAAGATCAAAGCAGAGAACCTTTGGGAACTCATTGGTGGCTTGGAGAAAGCTCTCAAAGAGGCAGAGGTGATTGATTATGACGATACTCTTGAGGTTCTCTCCAGAGAAGCTAGTGCAGTCGTGTCGAAGTGCGGATACTAATCTCCTAAACAAAAAAAAACAAACCAACTAATAAAATGGCAAAACGTGGAAGACCCAAAGGTGGCACATCATTTGTGAACATCAACCTAGAGCAACTGAACGACTTGTTTGGTAGAAAGCAGACAATCCCTGTATCAAGAGTTTGGCTGGAGAAATTAAATGTTGTTATTGACTCTGCTCCTACAGCAGTAGTTACCAGCAGCGAAGCTCCTACAGAAGAGGCATCAAAGATTGACATCAAGCTTGAAGCATAATGTCTGAAGTTAAAACATATAACGTCTACAGTCGTAAGGGCGATTGGATGGGCGGGTATTCAACTGACCTTGAGAAAGTGAATCCCTCCATCAATTGCTTGGAGATGGCAAAGCAAAATGCTATACAATGTAAAGGAAAAGTCATGGCACTTTTTCAAGATGGATCAGAAAAAGAAATATACCCAGAAAAATGAAATTAACATATGAACCAACGACAGATAACTGGTCTTCGAAGAAAGACCCAAGATTCATGCAAAGCACTTTGAGTCTTGAGCATCCAATGGATGACATGACCCTTACAGACTTTATGGATACTATGGTTGTCCCTATGCTGAAGTCTATGGGCTACTCTCAAGTGAGTATTAACTCAGTCATTAATACAGATGACGATGCTTAAGTTCTAGTTGATTATTAAAAAATGAAAACAAAATTATTCCTAGCGACAGCACTCCCGCTTTGGGGTCTTGCAACTTGGCACTGTATCAAGGAGCCAAAAACTCAAACCAAGATTGAAACTCGTCTTGTGTATCCAGAAAAGGTTGAGGCGTGTGTATCTCTGACTAAATTTCAACTTGAGAAGATGCTTAGTCATTTCAATGAGGACGATCATCCCTCTGAGATGAAGCGTTTTAAAAGCTTGGTCAAGAGAGAGGGGACCAGATGGAGAATCTCCTCGACTCACTTAGCTAAAGGTGCAGAGAAGTATCCTCTTCCAGATGGTAAGTTCTTTGTTGTCGATGCTTCTTTCATTGACTATCATGGAGACTTCAAGGATTGTATTAACTACGCTCACAGTTATAAAGACAATCACGAATATATTGTGGTATCGGCTAAGTAGAAAATATTATGGAGCAGGAAAAAAGAGAAATAGCAGCGGAATTCGATGATAAAGCATTCGAAGTTGCTAAGTTTATTCAACAACTTGCCAAGATTCAAGAAGATTGGTTGGAAGGACTTTGTAAAAAAGCTAAAGAAAAAGGCTTGGTTAAAGGCTTCGAAGAAGAGGATCGCTGGCCGTTCCCCAGTGAGTTAGAAGATTGGCTCTTTGATTACTGTTATAACGGAAAGTTGGATCAGTCGTTCAGTGAATACTGTGATTCGTTGATGGGATAAAGAAATGAATGTAAAAAGATTGTGGAGAATATGGGCTAGGACAATGGGTCAAAAAATCTCAGATGATGGGAAAGAAGCAGACATTGCAGCAGCCATTAGAACTTTTTGGTGGCTAATCCATATCACAACTTGCGGGTTCATTATTGCAAATACAATTAGACATTGGTAAAATGAAAAACAAATTTAAATTATTTTTAGATAAACTCAAGCGATCTATGTTTGGGAAGGAATCGACTCTTGATTTAAAACAAATTTTGAATCCTCCAAGTTGGAGAGAGAGGCAGATCCAGAATCAACTTATCGACAAGGAATACGAAGAGGCTCTACAAGCTAAAGATCCTCACTGGTCAGATAGATATGATAAAGACTTTGAGAATGTCAAGAAAGAAGTAGTTAGGGTAAGAGAATCATGAACAAAAGCGAACTTGTTTTAGCAATATTTCTTGCCATAATATTATTCATGATGTATCGCCTTGGTTTATTGGAAGATATTTTTGATACATTTTAATTTTTTATTTTCGGCTGTGTAGTCCAATTGGCAGAGACAACGGACTTAAAATCCGTCCAGTATGAGTTCGAATCTCATCACAGCTACCAATTTGTATGATTAGTCATAAAGATAAATTTATATTTATACATATACCTAAGTGTGGTGGTACTTCGATAGAGAGGTTTTTTTTATCCCAATATGGTATAAGTAATGATTGGACAAGGGAATACCCTTTGGAAGCATTGCCAATGAAGGTGAGAGCTGAATTCAACATTGGGTTTAAGCAGTCGCAACACATGTCTTTAAGGAATTTTACATTAGAAAAGCAGGAAGAATATTTTTCTTTTACTTTCGTCAGGAATCCTTGGGACAGGATAATGTCTTCTTACTTATATTCCAAGAGGCTTGGTTATGAGTTTACTTTTAAATCTTTTTTTAATTCTCCTGTATTTGAGAGTCACTGCAAACCGCAATCTTATTTTATCAATAAAAATATAGATTTTATAGGTAAGTTTGAGGATCTACAAGGAGACTTCGATTTAGTTTGCGAAAATTTGGGGATTGAATCCAAACAATTACCGCATGAAAACAAAACGGTTCATAAGCATTATACTGAATGGTATACTGATGAAAATAAAAAGCTGGTTCAAGATAAGTATTCTGAAGATATAGAAGCTTTTAATTACAAATTTGGATAATAAAAATGCGCTTGTAGCTCAGTGGTTAGAGCAGGGGTCTCATAAACCCTTGGTCGCGAGTTCGAATCTCGCCGAGCGCACCAATAAATTAACTTGACAACTAAACCAACTTCTATTAGAATATATTAGCATGAAAACGTCAGATCAAATCTCATTAGTAATTGACTCATTAGAGACCTCAGTAAATCAATTAAAACGATTAAAAAATAACTTATCAAGCTCTGAGCTTATTTCTAGTGCTGAGTTAGAGGTTTCTAGTTCTGAATGTACTTCTAGTGCTGAATGCACTAGCGCGGAATGCACTTATCCCGAATGCACTAGCGCAGACCAAGCATCTCATTCTTTCAATGTGCAAAACTGGGATGAGACGAGTGCAGAATACACCAGCGCGGAATACAGTAGTTCTGAGTCAAGTTCTGAGTCAAGTTCTGAGTCAAGTTCTGAGCCACCTTGGGAGACGAGTGCGGAGACGAGTGCGGAGACGAGTGCGGAGACGAGTGCTGAGACGAGTGCTGAAACCTCCGCTGAATACACCAGCGCGGAGTCGAGTTCGGAAGGTTTTTTTTTAGACTCATCGAAAACATTTTGGCCAAAGCTGGAGTATTTAAAAGGCGAGATCAGCGGTAATCTGACAAAGACTCGCACGATGGCGATGGATGATAATGGGGTCATCCATTCGTTAGGCTACAAGTCTGATATGTATATTGAGACAGATACTCTTTCTGGTTCTATTAAAAGAAATACTGATGGGAGTCATGGTTTCATTGGTAATGTAGAAGCTTCTGATGGCTATACTTATTTTTTACCAGCGTATTCTACTTCTATCGCTAAGTTAAAAAGATCAACTGGTGAGATTACTTTAGAAAAGAAATTTAATTCTTGCCCTCAAATTAGATCTGGTGCAGAAGGGGCTAATGGTATTATCTACATGCCATCTTATACAAAGACATTAAAAATTTATACTTTAAATATTAAGACGGGTGAGATTGGGTCATTCACTCCTCCACAAACAGGATTCTTTGGTCATGTGTGGGGAGCAGCAGCAGATTCAGATGGCAATGTTTATATGCCACCAGCTTTAGGAAGTAAGATTCTAAAGATAGATCAGAATGGTGACTCTTTCTTGTTGGAAGGTAAGCCTGTCACTTCTGGAGTTTCTGGATTTAGCGTGAAGTATGTTGGAGCTACTTATGTTCCAAGTGTTAATAAGGTATTCTGCCTACCAAGGACGGGCAAAAAGATTTTAATTATTAATTGTGCTGATGATAGTTATGAGGAGATTGATTTGCCAGCAGAATATTTAAAGGTAGCTAATAAAAATAAAAACTTTCACGGTTACCTCGCTCCTGACGGATGGCTTTACAGTGCATTCTGGGGAGATACTAAGTGCTTTAGGGTGAATCCACTCACTCAAGAGATCCAATGGGAGGACTATGAGTATCAGTTTAAGGATGGTTGTTCTACAGTGAAAGAAGGTTCTGGGATTATGAGCCTTGGAACTGGTTATTCTACTTGCACTACAGTCAAAGGTAAAGATGTTTTCTTCGGACTAGCAGGGACTTCTAGGGCTATTAAGCTTAAATTTTAAAATATGGGATCGAAGAAGCGATTATTTACAATAATTTTATCTTGTGAGAAGTATAGGCACAAAATGTTGTCGCAAGATACTTCTAAGCTTGGGGATCATATGTATTTCATTGGCGACCCCACACTATCCTCTCCCTTAGTTAAAGGGAAAGTAGTTTATTTGCCTTGCCCAGACAATTATGAAAGTTTAAGCAGAAAAAGTTTAATGGCTGTTAAGTGGGTAGTTGAGAATAAAGATTTTGACTTGCTGCTAAAAACAGATGATGATGTTGTTTTCCTAGATGGGTTCGATCAAATCGTTGATGATGCTTCAGAGAGTGATTATTCTGGGCTACTAGTTAGAGGAGGTTATCATTCTAGTTGGCATTTCGGAAAATGTGAAAATGAAGAGTTGCACAATGTAAAGCTTTTTATTCCTTGGATATTTTATTGCATGGGAGGAGCTTATTTTTTATCTAAAAGATCAGCTTTGATTTTAGCTGAATACGAACTTGGAGATAAATATTCTATATTTGAAGACGTAGAAGTTGGCAAAACATTATGGAAAAATAAAATTTTTGGTCAGCGGGTTCTAATAGAAAAGGGTTTTTATTGGCCTAAATAGAATAATTATGAGAATATTAGTAACAGGTCATAAAGGGTATATCGGAAGTCATATATTTGATAAATTAAAATCTCTAGGCCATGATGTGCGTGGTATAGACATAAAAGATAATGAAGATGTCCTGCACTGTTTACCTGATGAAGATTTTGATTATGTATTCCATCTTGCTGCTGAACCAAGAGTTGAGTTCTCTGTTCGTAATCCGTCTTACACAATGAAACAAAATGTTCTTGTCACCTCGACACTCTTAGAGTGGGCAACAAATCATGATGTAAAGCGTGTTATTTTTAGTTCTTCAAGTGCTGCAAATGGCAATGGAGATGGTGTTTCTTGTTCGCCTTATGGACTACACAAGTTAGTTTCAGAAATGGAATGTAAGTTATTTTCTCAATTATATGGCCTAGATACAGTTTGTCTTCGTTATTTTAATGCTTACTCTGAAGATCAAAGCTACAGTGGGGCTTATTCGACAGCGATTGGTGCATGGATGCAAATGATACGAGAAGGAAAACCTTTGCGTATGGACGGAGATGGGGAGCAAACTCGTGATCTTGTTCATGTTGAAGATATTGTTCTAGCAAATATTTGTGCTATGGAATCAAAAGATTGGCTTGGGGGTAAGGTTTATAATGTAGGATCTGGAGAATCAGTCTCAATGAATTATATTAGAGATTTTATAAATCAAAGGCATAGGGTCGAATGGGATAACTCTCCAGAAAGAAAAGGGGATGTAAAAAATACTTTAGCAGACATAACTGAGACAAAAAAAGATTTGGGTTTTAATCCTTTGGTATCAATTGAAGAAGGTCTGACTAGATGTTTTGGCAAATTAAAAGTAGCAATTTAGTATGAATGATACCACTGGTTCGGCTTTTCTATCATATCCAGTCTCTACCTTATCTCCTCCTATAATCAAGAATGACCTCACTTCATTCAAGTCGCGAGGGATTTCTAGTATAGAGAGAGACACTCAGCAGAAGCTAATACAGCTAAAAGAAGAGTATGATAGAGTAATAGACCAATATAATTGGAATAAAATAGTATATGAGGCAGAATTTAATTTCGAGCCAACAGTAGGAGAGACTTATTATTTATATGAGATTCGGGGTAAGAATGTATTATCTATGATTAAACCAGAAGAATGGGGCCAGAAGCATTTAGGTTCATTTAAATTGTCTGTTGATAAGGACTGGGAGAAGTTATAGAATAATGCAATGAATTATTATCAGTTTGATCTTTTCGGGGATGAGCAGAATTTTTTTCCTGAGAATGAGAAGCCACTCTTTAAAGTTTGTACTCAATGTGGGGAAGAAAAACATGATTCACAATTCATAAGGAAGGATGGTATGCAAAGAGCGACTAGGAATAGATGTAAAGCTTGTTGGGCAAAGGCTGAGAGGATTGTTAAACGCCTTAAGTTAGAGAATCCAGTTCCCAAAGAGGGTCCGTGTCCAATTTGTGGCACACATACTAAGAAATGGGTTTTAGATCATTGCCATGTAAAATCAACTTTTAGAGGATATCTTTGTTCCAATTGCAATACTGGGATCGGTATGCTTAAGGACAATCCTGTTTTGTTAGAAAGAGCTTCAAGATACTTGATTGATTCATAATTTACAATAATGTCTAAGAGATACAAATTAAAATACCACCTAGCCTTAGACTTGGGGGATAAATATAAAGACTATCCAGATTTACCAGAATTTAATTCCGAGCAAGAAGCTATGGATTATTGGGATATATATAAG